CATAAGTCTTACTTTGAAGACAACCATAATAAATCAAATCACGAATACAAATTAAATGGAAACCTAATTGAGTTTATCTCATTAGACCAACCTCAAAAGGTTAGAGGTAGAAAAAGACACCTGCTTTTTATCAATGAAGCAAATGAGTTAGATTATGAAGATTGGCAGCAATTGGTATTTAGAACAGAAGATAAAATAATTCTTGACTTTAATCCATCAGACGAATACCATTGGATTTACGACAAGGTAATACCAAGAAAAGATGCCGATTTTAATATTACTACTTATTTGGATAACAGCTTCCTTAGTGATACAATTAAAGAAGAAATTGAAAGGCTAAAAGATACTGATGAACAGTATTGGCAAATCTATGGATTAGGGATCAAAGGAACTAGCAGGTCTACTATTTTTAATTACCTTGAAGTAAATCAAATCCCTGATGATGCAGAATTTATTAGCTATGGTGCAGATGCAGGATATACAAATGATCCTACAACTTTGGTAGGTGTTTACAGAAAAGAATATGACCTGTATATTCAAGAACATTTATACCAAACCCAAATGACAACCATTGATATTCATAAGAAGTGGAAGCAGGTAGGAATAGAAAGGGAAACAATTTACTTTGATTCAGCTGAACCTAGATTGATTGAAGAACTGCGCAGGATGGGTTGGAATGTACGACCAAGTTTAAAAGGCGCTGATAGTATAAATGCAGGAATAGATCTATTAAAACGCTTTAAAATACATATCTTAAAAGATAGCCATAATGCAATACAGGAATTTAGAAACTACAAATGGCAAGAAGATAGAAGTGGAAAAATGATTAATAAGCCTATTGATAAAAACAACCACTTAATTGATGCTATACGATATGCTACATATTCAGTTCTAAGCAAACCTAATTTTGGTAAATATACACTTCACTAAATAAAAGTTATTAAATTTATTGTTTATTAAATAAATAGTATTATATTTGTTTATCATTAAAACAGAACAGATGAAAAAATTACAGACATTAATAATAATTATAGCACCAAGTTATTTTATTTTAAGAATGATAACAGGTTTAATCTTTAATATTTAATATATGGCTTGGGATGATTATTTAAATCCACACGAACAAAAAGAATACGAATGTTCAGAATGTGGTGAACCATTAGAAACCGATAAAGGTTATTGTTCAGGGACTTGTTTTGAAGCAAGTATGATATAGTATTAAAAAAATATGGTGTTGTAATGCTTGGGGCACAACATCGTTTAAAGGGTAGTCAGAAATGGCTGCCTTTTTTTTATTACTTTAGCTAAATAAAAAACTCAATTAAATACGTTATATAGATATGAAATTTGAACTAACAATACCAAGTGATTTATCAGAGATATCATTAAAGCAATATAAAAAGTTTCTAAAAATACAAGAAAGCAATGAAGATTCGTATTTCTTGCAATGTAAAATGATAGAGATATTTTGTAACCTAGATGCAAAAAGCGTTAGACTTTTAAAACTAGCTGATGCTGACAAGGTTGTGCAAATTTTAAATAAAATGTTTGAAGCTAAACCACAACTTATAAGAACTTTTAAATTAGGCAATATTGAATATGGGATAATCCCTAGTTTAGATGAAATTTCTTTAGGTGAATATGTAGATTTAGATACTTATATGGGTGATTGGCAGAATATGCAAATTGCAATGAATGTTTTGTATAGACCAATAAAAGAAAAAATAGGTGATAAATACCTTATCAAAGAATATGATGTAGAATCAAAAGATATTTTGCAGGAAATTCCTATGGATGTAGTGTTTGGCTCAATTTTTTTTTTGTACAATTTAGGGATCGACTTGTCGAAAGCTATGATGGATTATTTGGAGGGCAGTCAAATGGACAGCTTGATGGAGCAACAAATTTTTCTAGAAAATATGGATGGTATCAAAGCATCTTCTCTGCACTCGCTCAAAACGATGTTAGACGAATTGAAGATATCACTAAATTAAATGTACACAAATGCTTATATGCTTTAGAATTTATGAAAGAGAAAGCAGAACTAGAATCAAAACAAATTAAAAACAAATTCAAATAATGAGTGCAGCTACAGCATATTACAGGATCACGCAGGTAATAAAAGATGAACTGTTAAATGATGACGTAATAAATACTGTCAGCACAGGGGACATATCTGATATAAACCTTTACAAGTTTGATATATTTCCAATAGGTCATATCATAATAAACAGCGTTATAGATGAGGAGCAGATGCTAACTTTTAATGTTAGTGTATTGGCTTGTGATATTGTGAACCAATCAAAGGATATAACAGTAGATAGGTTCGTTGGTAATAACAACCTTCAGGATATTTTAAACACGCAGCTAGGAGTCTTAAATCGTCTTATAATGAGATTAAGAAGGGGTGAACTTCACTTTGATAAATACCAATTACAGGGTACTCCAAATTTAGTAGCTTTCTATGATAGGTTTGAAAATCAACTTGCAGGTTGGACTGCTGATATTAGCATTATGATTTATAACGATACAGATATTTGCTAATGGAATTTGTAGAGGTTGAAAAAGTATTAAATGATTATGCTAAATATGTTGTTCAGCAATCAAAATCAAACCTAACTAAATCAGGTAAGGGTGATGGAGCTTTGTACAATTCAATATCTTTTGAAATAGTTGAAGATAATACTGCTACAATCGTTGAATTTTGGATGGAAGATTATGGTTCTTTTGTTGATGAAGGTGTAAAGGGTGCAAACCCTAGTTTGGTAGATAGTCAAAAAACAGGAAGAAGAGGTATTCAAAAAGCCCCATTAAGTAAGTTCAGTTACAAGTCTAAAATGCCACCATTAGATATGTTGGTTGCTTGGGCTAAAAGAAAAAACGTAAGATTCAGGGTTAAGAAAGGTCAAAAGGGTGGTGGTCAATTTAAAAAAGGAGGCTATAGAAGTATGGGATTTTGGTTGCAGAAAAGTATTTTTGCACAAGGTATTGCACCAACTTATTTCTTTTCTAAGCCTTTCGAAAAAGGAATTGAAAAATATGAACTAGCAATGACAAATGCTTTTTTAGCAGACATAGAATCTAAAATGATTTTTACAGAAAAATAAATACAATGGCAGATATAGCATTAAGAAGTCCTCAATTTAAATATAAGCCTATCCCTGCTACAGGGGTGCTTTCTACTGTTTGTACAGTAACAGTTGATGGAACTACAAGATACACATTAATTAAAAACGTAGCAGCTTCTACAACAGTAAATTTTGAGATCTCAGAACTTGCTAGGGATTATTTAGAGATTGAATATAAAAGTAATTTTATACCTCAATCTGTTAATATTGTTACAGTATTAACTTGCTATGCAGGTTTGAACGGGACAGGTGCAGTAGTAGGTACAGCTACAACATTTACAGATAAAGGTTATGAATCTTATGGAACTTTTGAAGAAGGTGCAAATCCATCTTTTATAGGTGATAGAACAAGCCCTACAGTTCTAGTTGCTCAAGACAATGTTACAAATATCATAACGCCACCAACTTTTACAATACTAGCACCAAGTGGAAAAAGTGGGACTGTGGCATATACCCTTTCAAATGGAAATACCGCATCTGTAACATATTCTACAAGTGCTACAAATTTTAATACAGGAGCAGGAACTCCTATAACTATAAAAAGAATTGATTGTACTAAATATGGCTTAGGAAGAAAAATTATATTTATTAATAAATTTGGTGCACAGCAAGAACTATGGTTCTTTTTAAAAGAAGTCAAATCATTAGGTAGAACAAATGAAGGCTACAAGTCTAATACTATAACATACCCTACTACAGATAATTCAGCAACGTATTCAATTAATGATGCAGCAAATAAAGTTTTTAATACACAGGCAAAACAATCACACGTTTTAAGTTCAGGGTATTATCCTGAGTTTGCAAATGAATTCTTTGAGCAGTTGTTATTATCTGAATATGTTTGGATGGAAAGGCTAAAAAAAGGAACTGAAACAGTAGAAGTTATCCCTGTGAAAGTTACAAGCTCATCAATGACTTTTAAAACTTCTGTAAATGACAGGTTGATTGAATACAATATGAATTTTGAAGAAGCATTTGATTACATAAATAACATAAGATAACATAAAGTAACATAAAGTAACATAGAATAACATAGATGCAAAAGCTACAACTATACATAGAAGGTCAAAGAGTAGATTTATTTAAAGATGAAACTGTTTCACTTACTCAAACTTTGCAGAATGTAAAAGATATTGGTAAAATATTTACTGAATTTACAAAGACATTTGCAATACCTGCATCTAGAGTTAACAATAAGATATTCAAACACTATTATAATTTTGATGTATCAGTTGGGGATACCACTTCTGCATACGATGCAAGAAATAAACAACCTGCAACTTTAGAATTAAATGACCTGCCTTTTAAAGAAGGCTTAATAAAACTAAATGGGGTCAAGTTAAAAAACAATGTAGCACATACTTACAATATCACATTCTTTGGTAATACTGTAAACCTTAAAGACATTTTAGCTAGCAGTCAATTATCATCTCTGCAAGCTTGGGGTGATCCAAAATATAATTTGATTTATAGTTTTTCAGATGTTACAACTGCAATGCAATCTGCTCAAAGCAGCGGTGATATTATAGTACCTTTAATTACACATACAAACAGATTAATTTATGATAGTGGAAATCACGTTGTATTTGACCCTGAAGCTACTATTAATAATATAGCACACCAAGGATCGGGAACACAACAACAAAATGGTGTTCAATGGGATCAGTTTAAATATGCTATAAAATTACAGGCTATCATAGATGCTATACAAGCAGAAACTTTTGTAGGTGGTCAAACATTAACTTTTTCAGATGACTTTTTTAATGATGCAACAAATGATGATTTTAATAATCTGTTTTTATGGCTTCATAGAAAAAAAGGTTCTGTTGAAAGTCCTGCACAACTTTTGCAAAATTTTACCCAAGTAACAGAACTAGGGACGACTGTTTGTGTACCTACTAATAATTGCCAACCATCAACATCAAATGTTTCAAATGGTGTTTTAGCTTTAACTGCTCAGTCACCCTATAGAATTTCTTTTTTAACCTTAAATGTAACATCACCAAATACAACAAGCGAATACACAGTTAGGGTTATTAGGGATGGCTCACAAATAGTTGGTGAAATTACAGGAACAGGAAACCAACAATTGATAATAGTACCTTGGAATGATAGCACATACACAGTACAAATTGCATCTTCAACTACTATGGTTTTTCCTATAAGTGGAATTCAATGGACAGTAAGTTGGTCAAATATACCGTTTGGTACTCCTTCAGGTATTGGTACTGATGGTCAAATGATTTACTCTAATGCAGCAACTTTTACGACAACAGCATTTACGGAATTTAATATAAATGAGCAAATGCCTAAGATGACTATAATAGATTTTCTTTCAGGTATTTTCAATATGTTTAATTTAACAGCTTATGTAGACGGAACAGGAACTATTGTAGTTAGAACTTTAGATAGTTATTATGCAGCAGGTTCTGCAATTCCAATTAATATTGATAAATATTTAGATACAACACAATCTACAGTAAATGTTGCATTGCCTTTTAAAAATATTCAATTTGCCTATAAAGGTCTAGGAACGTTATTAGCTAAACAATTTGAACAGGAAAACAATTTGGGGTGGGGAACATTATCATACAGCTTAAATGGTGATATATTTGATGCACCCACAGGATCGTATAAAGTGGAATTACCTTTTGAACATTTGCTATACCAAAGGCTTTATAACTTTCAGGGCGGTGCAGCTACAGCTGTTCAATTTGGCTATTTTGTAGATGATAATTTAGAATCGTATTTTGGTTCACCTTTAATATTTTATGGCATAAGACAAGTAAATACAACTAATATAAGAATACGAGATACAGAATCAACTAGTGTCGCAGATATTGATGATTATTTTATACCATCAAATACTTTAGCTTTAGATTCTGGTACAAGCAAGGTTAGTATTCATTTTGGTAATGAGATAAATGAGTACCAAGCTAGACAGCCTGCAGTAGATCCTTTAGCTTTTACAGATACTTTATTTTATACTAAATACAGAACGTACATTAGAAACGTATTTGATGTGAGCAGAAGAATTACAAAGGTTACTGCATACCTACCTATGAAGATTTATTATAATTTACAGCTAAATGATTTGATACAATTAGGTCAAGAAAACTATAAGATAAATTCTTTAACAACAAACCTAACGACAGGGAAAACAGAATTTGAATTATTAAATAATGTTCAATCACCTCTAACAACAACAGGAAACCCTCCTAGTACAGTAGCAACTGTTACAGCTACTAATATAGGAACAACATCAGTTACTATTAACTGGAGCCCATCTGTTTCACCTGATGGTACTACAATGTCTTATTACGTTGTTTCATTCAATTTAAGTCCTGTGGGTGGTTCTATGGCACAACCATTACAAACAACCTATTCAGATACGATTACAGGATTAACTACAGGAACAACATATTCGGTAACTATAGTTGCTTATGATGTCTTATTAAATACATCAGTAGCATCAACACCAATAACATTTACAACATTATGATAAAAAATATAATTGATTTGCTGCAGGTAGTGAACGGGGAAACAGAAAATATAAGAATTGCACAGGGTAAATATAAATTAGCAGAAACGCTTTCAGAGGGTTTTAAACAAATAAAAAAGAAATTAAATGGCGAAAAAGATAGAAATTGAATTTGAGTTAAAATACAAAGAAGCAGTTAAAAACTTAGATGAATTTCAAAAAGAATATTCTAAGCTAGAAAAAGAAGTAGAATCTGCTAATAAGAAAACTGCTCAATCTTTAAAGAAAGTTGAAAAGCAAACTAAAAAAAGTGCAAAAGGAATTAAGAAAGTAGGTGCTTCAATTAAAACTTTAGCAAAAGCTACAGGTATTATATTTCTACTTCAAAAAGCATTTGAATTTGTTTCTTCTGCAATACAAGAAAATCAAGAAGTAATGGATGGTTTAACTACTGTCTTTAATACTGCTCAAATTATATTTAATGAAGTAGTAAATGTTTTTGTAGATGTTTACAAAAGTGTATCATCAGCAACAGAAAATTTTGATGCTTTAGGAAAAGTAATGAGTGGTATTCTTACAGTTGTATTAACACCTTTTAAATTTGCTTTTTATGGAATTTCACTAGCTATTCAGGAAGCCCAATTAATGTGGGAAAAATCATTTTTTGGAGATGGTGACCCTGAAACTATTAAAGAATTAAACGCTGCAATATTAGAAACAAAATCCAATATAGTTGATGTAGCTACAGAAGTTACCAATGCAGCAGGAGACATTGTTGATAATTTTAGTGAAGCAATTACAGAGGCTTCTGAAATAGGAACTCAAGTTGTTAAAGGACTAAAAGAAATAAGTGTAGAAGCTGCATTAGAAACTGCTAAAACAAACCAAGCATTAAAAAAATCTGCACAAATAGCAGCAGCTGAATCTAGAATATTATTAGAACAATATGACAGACAAGCAGAAGTACAAAGGCAAATTAGAGATGATGAAACTAAAAGTATTGAAGATAGACAAAAAGCCAATGATGAATTAAACGTTGTTTTAAGTAATCAAATGGAAGAAATGACTAAGAATGCAAAATTAGTCAAAGCTGCAGCACAAGCACAATTTGATTTAACAGGTAAGACAGAAGATTATGTTGCTGTTTTAGAAGCAGAAGCAGAAGTTCAAGCAGTTGCTGCAAGGGTTACAGGTTTTAGCTCAGAACAACAAATAAATAAAAATGCACTAGATAAAGAAGCACTGGAGTTATTAAATGCAAAACTAGAAAGTGAATCATTACTATCAATAGAACAAAAAAGATTTAATGCCGAACAGGTAGAAGATGAATATGCTAGATTATTAGCATTACAAGAAGTTGATATACTAGAAGCAGAACAAGAAGCTGTAAGGTTACAAGCTATTGTAGATAATGCAAATGCAGGTACACAAGCTAAGATGGATGCACAGATAGCTTTAGACCAATTTACAGAACAATCTAGACAAACTAATGTAACTAGGGACATTCAAATTGAAGAAGCTAAAAAGAAAAGACGAGATAAAGCATTGCAAGATGCAATTACAATAGCAGGTGCAGAATCTAAATTAGGAAAAGCAATTTTTGTAGCAAAACAATTATTACAAGCTAAGGAAATGATAATGGAAATGAAAGGGACATTGTTTTCTGCTAAACAATCAGCAACCAAAACAGTTATTAAGGCTTCAGAAGCA